TATCGTCCCTGATCTGCAGAGGCAAACTTAGCCAATGCAAAGAATGAATTAAAGTTATCGTCAACTAACTTATCTGCTTCGGCACTGAGTTCCTCAATACTTGTTACGAATTTTTGTCTTATATCGCCTTGGGCATCGTTGCCCCAACTGCAATAACACTCCCCTTTTTGTAGGGGTGGTAATACTAAAGAAAGAAACTCTATTCTTGAAAGCATAGCCGTCCTAAGGTCGCCGTCGTTGTTATAAAAAGGAATGGGCAGGAGTGTGACGGCGAACACTCTTTTCGGTAGCTAACCTAGCCCCCCTCACAAGCTTATTTCAATCTAGCAACTAACTTTTCCATCTTCTCTACGTACTTTTTAGAGACTGCTACCTCTCCACGAAACCAAGAGTAAACAGTCATCCTACTTACTTTGAAGAACTCTGCTACATCGGATACGGGTATATCCTTATTAATACAAACCCTAGCTAGTCGCACACCCAATTTTGTTGGGTCAGCAGCTTTTATCTGATCTGCTAGCAGGATGGAATATCCTTTGGGCATTACTCTTCATCCCAATCCGCTAGTATCTTAGATAAGTCTTTTTTAGGGGCTGGAGCTTCTTCCTTTTTAGCTGTACGCTTTACGGGTTCCTCAACCACCTCAGCTACCTCGGCAACCTCTACTTGTGCTTTTGACTCAAGCTTTGGTGCTGGTTTAGCTTTATCTACTTCTGCAACAGTCATTGTAATCGCTGAGAGAGCTGCCGCAGTTTTTCCTTGCTCAATAGCTAAATTATGCTCATCGGCATCTAATACCCGTACTGGTTTAAAGGTAATTTTGGGGGTAGCCGCTTCAGTATCAAACCGCATTTCGGTTACCACCGCAGTAATTGGAACCCCTTTGCTACCAATCATCTTGGCATAAGTTTGTAGAGGCCATTTACCTGCTTCGCCCGCACCAAAGATTGAAGACGCTGGTAGAGTTAATTGCATAACTTCTCCACCAATATCATTAGCTAATGCAACCGCAAGGCGCTGGCTATAACGGCAAGCACGGCTGTCGCCTTGACCTGAACCTTTTTGGTTTTGTGGGCAATCCACGCAACGCTTAGATTGTGGGTTCTCTGCTTTAGAACTTGGTACTTCTCCATCTGCTGACCAGCAATCGGGTGCAGTAATCTCGCCTTCAGTAAAAGACTTAGCATAGTAAGTACGGGACACTTTTGGTGAAGCAGCAACAATAACTACATTCATTGCACGCTCTTCGTTCTTAGCAACTTCTTTGCCGTTAACCATCATGCGCCATACACCGCCTTTGATGGAGATACGTTTCATACCTGTGCTACCACCACCGCCCATCAGGGCTTTTGTGGTTTCATCAAGCTGGGTCTCTTTTAAATAACTAGGCAGACCACTTCCCAATACAGATAACTCATTACTCATTTGCACTACTCCTTAACGTTTGGTTATAACAATAGTTTGGTTTTGATCCGCATTTAACCCCGGCGGATGCAACTCGGGGTTTTCTTCTAAAAACTGTTCCATGTTTGAGTTGTTTATTCTTTGATGTAGCAACGCAAAAGCATCATGTTCTTTAACAAAGTCGCAAAACGAATGCCAATCACTTGTCCAATATCTTTTAGATACTCGACGAGAAATAGTCCCATGCTCTGTACGCATGGTATATGTGCCTTGTTCTTTACACAGTTCAAGAATTTCTTTGGAAATAATATCTTGTTGCTCTTGCAGTTCGGCAACTTGTTTTTCTAAAGCCAAACGCTTTTCACGAATTTTGACGTATATCTTAGCCAGCTTATCGGCATTTATATCACTCATTGCACTCTCCTTTTATTTATAACTACTATGTTATTCCTATTCTTTACTTTGTCAAGTATCTTCAGCAATATTTTTATATAAGTCGATCAGTCTAGAATGAATGTCTACTTTTTCTGACAACATCTTATAGATTCTTTTTTCTACGGGAGAACCCTGTATATGCACAACAGTACACGGGTTGCGTTGACCTGCACGATGCACACGAGCATTTGCTTGTAAATACGTTTCTATGGATGTAATAGGACCCCACCAGACAACAACGTTTGCGGCGTGCAACGTGACGCCATGTGCGGCAGCTTGTGGTTGTATAACTAAAACATGTGGGTCTGGATCGTTCTGAAACTTATTAAATATTTCTGTACGTTTTGTTGCAGAAATACCACCATGTATTACCTCGCAGGAAACACCTTGGAATTTAAGTTCTTCGGCTATGATCTCGATAGCATGGCGAAAAGGTACAAACACAATCACCTTGTGACTTGCTTCCTCAATAACTTCCATGAGTGCGGACATACGACTCTTGGCATCAAACGCTACTACTTCTCCACTATCCGAATAGACAGCGCCACAAGAAAGCTGAAGTAGTTTGTTTAAATTTGCGGCAGCATTAACAGTTGTTATCTCCTCACCCGCCGCTATCGCTAGCATATCTTTGCGTATGATTTCGTAGTATTTTTGTTGTTGAGATGTTAGTGGAACTTCTCTTGTGGTGTACGTCATGTCCGGTAAGTCTAAACATTCTTCTTTGGTAAAACGTATTGCTGGTTGTAGTGCATCATGCACAACTGTTTCAGAATTATTTTTGGGTACCCATTTGAAGGTTGTAATCCTTTGCATTACAAGGTCTCTAAATGCACCGAAGAACTTCGGTACTCCTGATGGGTTAATAATCTTGGCAAGTCCATAAGCATCGGTTGGCGACTGAGAAGCTGGTGTTCCTGTTAGCATCCATACCCACATGGTAGGTTTAATAACTGAGTTTAGAATCTTCCAACGTTTTGTAGATACATTCTTGTAAGCATTTGCTTCATCAATCACAATTAAATCAAACTTATCTACGGCACCTTTAATAATATCTAAACCATCAAAGTTACAAATTACAAACTCTGCGTTGCTGTTGGCGGCTTCAAGTCTTTTTTCTTTTGAGTAGCTGTGTGCAATAGCGCAAGTACGATGCATGGCAAACCTAAACAAATCGTTCTCCCATGCAGATTGCATAATAGATAAAGGACATAGAACTAATACTCGTTTAACAATCCCAAGAGTCATTAGATAGTCTGCTGCCCAAATAACTGAACCCGTTTTACCTGTACCTTGTTCGTTAAATACAAATGCTCGGCGGTGCAAAGTAAGAAAAGATGATGTAGTCTTTTGATGTTCAAAAGGTTTATAGAGGCCGGGCCAGTTGTAGTGCGCATTGATGGGCGATGGCACGTCTTTTATACGCAAGTTTTTAAGTACTTGCGCTTCTTCCAGCCCCCATTTCACAAGCACTTCACCCGAATCTAATATTTTAGATTTAGGTATGACTGTGGTAATACGTTGCGGCTCTCTAACTTTAAGCAGTAAAGCTTTGTTATCTATTATTTGCACTCGTTTTCCCAATAGCTTATAGACCAAAACCGAAGTTTTGAATCGTTGCTCTTATTGTAATACTACTTACTACTTTGTCAACTTCTTTTTGCGTTCTTTAGGACTAATTTCGCTAATCAAATTACCTTTTGAATCTCTATCAAAAGAACGATTACCACTTCTACTTTGCACAAAGTATCCTTGCTTGCTTGAACCACCCTTGTCAAGCGCAACTTTATGTGCTACATCTTTCTTGTCGCCCTTTTTAACTTTACCTTCTTTGAGTAATTTATAGCGCAGCCTGTTACGTTCTTCACGATGTTTTACTTGCTCAGGAGTGTCTTCATACTTAACTGCGTTTGCGTATTTACGTTTAGTCATCTATAACTTCCTTTTCCATTATGGATGCAGTCTGTTACAACGCACCACGACTTGCAACTAAAGTTTGGCTTGGGGTTCCATACGTTTAACTCCAACGCTTGTTCTAGCCGATTAGTTTCTTCCAACCATTTTACCCAAGTTTTCTCATGTTCGGAACGACTATATCTAGTCTTAATAAACTCATTTGCTACTACAAATAGTAGCCCCGCTTTAATTTTCTGCACCTCAGGAAAGTGTTTAAAGATAGCTAGAGCTAGCAAATCAAGCTGTTTAGTATCGGCATACTTAGCGCTTTTGCCCGTCTTGTAATCAAGCAAGGTAGCCTTGTCCCCATCAATCGCTAGGAAGTCAGGAATGCCCCGCCACCACACATCTTTACCAAAAAACTCACAAGGCTCAAGGGCCCGGGTAAGTCCCAAGCGATGTTCACAAAGATGTTTGCCATTGATGCGACGCACTGGCTCAAGTAGCTCACGCATAAAGCTAAACTTCTCAGGAATGGGCTTGCCGTCCCTAATAAACTCCTCAGCCGCAAGATGGACTTCCTTGCCATAACGCATGTGTTCAGACTCGGGTTCTGGAATGTCTTTGATTACACGCAACCGATAATACTTATGTGGGCACTGCTTGAATAAATCTAGGCTGGAATATGACCAGCTATACTTAATCGTGGATTCCTGCGGCATGAAGTTTCTTTCGTAGTCGTTGGCACTCTGCTTGAAGAATTTGATTCTGCTCTCTAAGCATCTGTTCAGTATCTTCTTTGTCCTGAACTTTTACCCAACCAAAGAAAGGTATGCCATGATACTCTTCTTCTGCTTCAATTCTGTCTTGCGTAGTCCACGTTGTCACGAAATTCTCCTATTTAAGTTTCTTTTTGGCTAACCCACCAGCTTTTCGTAGGTCGCTAGAGTGTAACTTCTTTACATCGTCTTTCTTAATCTGTCCAGCTTTCTTGGCAATCTTTGCGGCTTTCTTTCTACCAACAAATTTGTCTTCGCTTGTAACGAATCCACGCTTGGCATTCTTATCTTTAATATGCTCCTTGACTTCAATTTGGTCGTGTGCCCATTTTTTAGATGGAGCTTCCATAATTACCCCAGTCTTTTTATCTTTAACTGCGGGTGCTACAATTTTTTTCTTTGTTTCCATATACTTATCCTCTTCTTTAAGTGCCAGTCCTATCGCCCATTGTAATGTTTCCCAACTATCACGTTGCATTACAACTGTAATATATTCTTGACCTCTTTGTATATTGGCAAACATTTCCGCTAAAGTTTTGGCTTGCCACTTCTGTTTCTTTTTAGACCGCTTCATGTCTTTCTAACACGTTTTTTAATAGCTACAATGCCTTCTTCGGCTTTGGGTTTACGAGCTTCAAGCATGGCATCGGCTTGTTTATAAGCACTAATGGCAACGGCTTCCATATCAAATCTACCGTCCGCCGCAGATATAAGCCCATTCAATGCAAACATCGCAAAGCAATCCCTCAAATCATTCTCGTTCACACAACTCTCCTGCAATATGGGTTAAAAGTTTGGCATCGGCAAAAGCTTTGAGCATATGTTCTTGGGCTTTTGTAAAGTGTCTGTTATTCATACAAGTCTCGAATTTATTTAGGTTTTTTCTCACGTTTATTAAAAAGTCTGCATAATCAAACACTTCCTTAACATTCTCCATAACTCTTTCCCATTCCTGATTCACAGCTTAAAGGTAAAGTACTAGCCCATGAAGGTCTAGTCTTCATACATTGTTCTACATACGACTGCGCTTCTTTGGCTTCTGTTTCGGGGGCAAGACACGCTACCGCATCATGTACCGTCAGCACCACCTTGTACCGCTTGGCAATTAGTAACATCTGTTCAGCAATCACACAGCGTGCAACCGCTTGGCATAGATTTTCTACTAGTTTTCCACCATAGATTTTAACAAGACCTCTGCGGGTTTTGTATTGAAATTGTGCTTTGCCTTCTGAATCATAGACTTTCTCCAAACCATCGTATCTTTGCCATAGTCCACTAGGCAACTCAAAGCCACCCCTGATTGGGTCAAACTTAACCGCATCCACTACACCGAATGGGGCCGACTGTTTATTAAGCACTGATTCTAAACATCTTTGTCCTTGTTGCCAAAGAGCGGGTATTTTGTCATAAGTGCTTCGATAGACTTGGATAATACGAGAGGCTTCATCTTCCTCAATCTCCACACCGAATGTCTTAAGCTGGACTTGGAATTTCTTGCTCCCCATGCCATAGCCACATCCGAGAATCGTGGTTTTCCCGACGAAGCGTTCCTCCGCCGTAATCTCTTTTTCATTCTTGCCATATATAGCCGAAGCCATGATCTTGTAAACGTCCTCGCCATTCTCAAATGCCTCCAATAAATCATTCTGACCAGCCAGCCAAGCAACAGTTCTAGCTTCAATCTGTGATGAGTCGCAGTCAATCATGACATAGCCATCAGGCGCACAAATAGCTTTCTTTAACTTGCCACCATTCTGCCCACGACTAGGCAAGTTCTGTAAGTTAATCTTATCGTCGCCACCCCAGCGACCTGTATGAGCCGCATAGTATCGTAAGGGTACGGGCATCAGCCCTCGGTTGGATATGTCAATGAATCGTTGGGTACGGGTTTCTTCAAGTGTGGTCTTGTTACCCAGCCTCGCCGATACCAACACCTGCACGATTGGGTTGGGGTGTTCAAGCAACTCTTTAAAGCCTTCATCCGTTTTCGCAAACGCATATGCTTCCTTTCCTGTTCTACCGCTAATCTTCATGGGGGGTTCGACCCCAACTTGTTTTAATAACTCAGCAAACTTAGGGTTGCTCATTAAATCTTCTATCTCTACACCAGCCTCTCTCAATAGGTCTGCCTTTAACTTCTTAACGTTCTCTAAGTGCTGTTCAAGTAAGGTCTTATCTAAGACTAATGTAGGTTGTATAAACATCTTTAGAGTTAAGTCGATAATCTTTAATTCCTTTGTTGGGAAATTATTTTGTAATATATCGAACAGCTTTCTAGTCAGCACCACATCGTTCTTACAATATTCCCCATACTGAGCCAACTCCTCAGGTCTAAAATCCACTATGCGTTTGCCCAGCGCATCGTTTACTTCCGTGCCTTTCTCACCAATCTGATAGCGTTCAGCCAGCGCCTTTAGGCTACCGCCAGCCTCGACCCCATGAATTGCCCTAGCCATGCACAAAGTATCTAGATAACCTTTAGGTTTAATACCAAAATGCCAATTTAGAATCGCTCCATCAAACATAGTGTTGTGGGCAAGCATGAAAGAGTTATCCCAATCGTAGGCAAGCAAAGCCGTACGCAACTGCGTACGAGTCCCACTAAACCATAGGGGTTTAGCATCGTTTAACTGCAAGGCAAACCCAATGACCTCAAAATTATCCGAACGGATATACTCCTCAGTCGTCAGCTTAGATAAGCTAAACGCTTTGTCGTAATAAGTTTCAAAGTCTATTGTTATTATGTTCACTTTTTACCCCAAGGATAGTACTTATTAAATTCAGCGACTTCTTTCCACCACTTATCGGTGTATTTCATTTCTCTTGTGCCTTTCTTAGTATTGCTTCTGCAATCTTGAATTTAATTTCTTCTTCTGTTCCCACCCAAGCAGTTCGGTTAATAACTTCCCATATTTCCTCATCTGTTAGTGTCTTTGCTGGATGGGTGTAGAGTGGAATAACACCTTCCATATCATCAGGCTGTTCTGTAAAAAAACTACAATCATCCATCCACGCTACTGGTTCATTTGCGTTCATTTTTTGCCCCTTACTAACTCATCAATTAGCCTTAACTCAGCTTTCAACGCCTCTATTTCAGCTTGTTGCTGTTTATGTTGCATTTCTAATATCGCAATTCTGTCACGCTGTGCAACATGGCGCAGTTCGTACTTGGTCAGCTTTTCTTGT